TGGGTGGATATCTGCCGGAATGGCAGATTTTTAGAACCGATTTCTAATGGATTTAGAACCGGATTACTGGGTGGGGATGCTCCGGATTATGCAACAGGGATAGAAGAGCTAAAGACTAGTATTACAACTTTAGAAACAAAAGAAAAAGCTGCTAATGACGAAAAGTATAAAAAGAAAATAGAAAAGCTTGATAAAGAACTGGCAGAAGTAAGGGTGGAAATAACAAAGAATGAGAAGGAAAAAGAGCGGTTAGAAAAAGAGCAGGCTGAAGCAAAAACTAAAGCAGAAAAATATAAAGCCGATATAGCTAAAATAAAAGAAACTTTTGAAATAAAAGAGACTGAAACGAATGTAGAAAATACTGATATCATTACTGATGCAGAAAAATCGGGTAGTAGTATTGAAAGCCTGACAACAGATATTCCTGAATCTGAGAGTTCGGAAGATAAAAAAGAAGTAAATCCAGCCTCAGATGGGGAAATGCAGGCAGCTCAAGACCGAATTACGGAATTGGAGGCATTAGCTAAGGCAGAAGAAGATATAGTAAATGCAAAAAAAGAAGAAATAGAGAATGCCAATAATGCTATCACAGAAAGTAATCGTAGTGTATTGTTAGATCAGATGCGTATAGAAGATGAAAAGACAAAACTAGAAGAAGAAAAAGCAAAAAAAAATGAAGAAATAGCTGCAAAAGCGAAAAAACAGCAGGATAGGCTAGACAAATTAGAAAAAATTAGAAAAAAAGCTCAACTTGTATTCGATATTGCTGATGCGACAAAAGAGATTGCGAAAGGTGTCGCTACTGCATGGGGAAAAGGTCCAATACTAGGTCCTCCATTGGCTGCATTAGTCGCTTTAAATGGTGCTATACAATTAAAAATAATGACAGCACAACTTGCCAAATTCGAAGACGGTGGGCTACTAAAAGGTAAACGTCACTCACAAGGCGGAATGCGCATAGAAGGCACCAATATGGAAGTAGAGGGCGGCGAATTTGTAGTCAATCGTGTCTCAACAGATAAAAATCTGGGATTGGTTAAATATATCAATGAACAACGGCGCGAACTAACCCCAAATGACCTGAATGCCTTTTTCTTGCGTTCATCACAGGGGCTTGAACCATCCTTTAAGCGTATGTTTGCCGAAGGTGGACAATTACCTGCTGTAGAGCCTGTAACGAATATAGACAACGATAGCTTAATTGCAGCTATACAAGCTATAAAAATAGAACCTAAAGTAGCTGTTACTGATATACATAAAGTGCAGGATAGTATGGTTAGTGTTAGTGGTTGGTCTGGTGTATAAATTAGATTTTGGGGATGAAAGTCCCCAGTATCTATTTTGCGACATATACACTTCCGGCATATAAATTATTATCAGAGGAATAAAAGTATAGGTCATATAATTTCGTTTTCCCTATATATACACTTCCGGCATATAAATCACCATCAGAGGAATAAAAGTGTAGGTCATAAAATTTTGTACCTTCTGTATATACACTTCCGGCGTATAAATCACCACCAGAAGAATAAAAACTTAAGTCATATAATTTCGTTTTCCCAATATATATACTTCCGGCGTATAAATCACCACCAGAAGAATAAAAACTTAAGTCATATAATTTCGTTTTCCCTATATATATACTTCCGGCATATAAATCACCATCAGAGGAATAAAAATATAGATCATATAATTGTGTTTTTGTCCTATCTTCTCCCCCTCTCACATACTCACCATCCACATTAAACACAATATCACCATCTGTAGCCGCCCCCGCACGAATATAGTTGCCGTCGATATTAAAGACCACATCGCCCGTTTTGTCTTTTCCTGCGCGCACCAGCTTATCATCCATATTGAATACGATGTCGCCATCGGTCTTTTCACCCGCGCGTATATACTCCCCGTCGATATTAAAGACCGCATCGCCCGACTTGTCCTTTCCTGCGCGTATCAGGTTGCCATCCAGATTGAAGACGATATTCTCCTTCACCACAGGCGGTTCGGGGTCTACTGGTTTCTCCGGTTCGGGCTCAGGCGTTACATACGGGTCGTCCTTGTCGCAGGCTGTAAGTGAGAGGCACAGCAGCAATATAAGGCTACCCAGCAGCCCCCTCAGTCCCCCCAAGGGGGACTTACAGAGAGTGTATTGATTTGTAATCTTTTTCATATTTTTATCTTTATGTTTTCGTGGTTTTAGCTTTCCCCCTTCCTTTTGGGGAGGGACGGGGTGCTATAAAGATAGACTGAAATTCTGGGAAAAGGTTTAGCCATGTAGTGAATAATCACAGGGGAAAATTGCAATGCCGGGTCTTGACGCTTCCTTTCGCCAGGCATAACATGTAGGGGCAATCCCTTGTGGTTGCCCGAAAACACGACAAACGGGCAAGGACAAGCCATTGCCCCTACATGATTGGTGCTACGGGTACTGTACAAGGCGGCATGCGTATAGAAGGTACCAATATGGAAGTAGAAGGAGGCGAGTATATAATCAATCGCGAGTCTACAGGCAAGAATCTGGGATTGATACGCTATATCAATGCTGAGCGAAGACAACTTACATCTGCTGATATGAATGCATTTTTTGACTCAAAAGTTCGGGGCTTCGAACCCTCATTTCGTCAAGCCTTTGAACAGGGAGGGCAATTACCTGTCATCGAACCAACATCAAATATCGATAATAACAGCTTAATAGCAGCTATTCAATCCATAAAAATAGAACCAAAAGTTGCTGTAACTGATATTCACAAAGTACAAGATAGTATGGTTAGCGTTAGTGGCTGGTCGGGTGTATGAATTTGATACTGGGGATGAAAAGTCCCCAGTTTATCAGAAATCTCTATTTACATACCATAAATAATCTTCAACCTTTCTTACCTGGAATACAGGTTTTGAATAATCCTCTACATAAATTTTCCATAAGTAATCTTCAACCTTTCTTACCTGGAATACAGGTTTTGAATAATCCTCTACATAAATTTTCCATAAGTAATCTTCAACCTTTCTTATTTGGAATACAGGCTTTGAATAATCCTCTACATAAATTTTCCATAGGTAATCTTCAACCTTTCTTATTTGGAATAATCTCTCCTTCCCTTCTCCCCCTCTCACATACTCCCCGTCCACATTAAATACAATATCCCCATCGGTAGCCGCGCCAGCACGAATATAGTTACCGTCGATATTAAAGACCACATCGCCCGTTTTGTCCTTTCCGGCGCGCACCAGCTTATCATCCATATTGAATACGATGTCGCCATCGGTAGCCGCCCCCGCACGAATATAGTTACCGTCGATATTAAATACCGCATCGCCCGACTTGTCCTTTCCGGCGCGTATCAGGTTGCCATCCAGATTGAAGACGATATTCTCCTTCACCACAGGCGGTTCGGGGTCTACTGGTTTCTCCGGTTCGGGCTCAGGCGTTACATATGGGTCGTCCTTGTCGCAGGCTGTAAGTGAGAGGCACAGCAGCAATATAAGGCTACCCAGCAGCCCTCTCAATCCCCCCAAGGGGGACTTACAGAGAGTGTATTGATTTGTAATCTTTTTCATATTTTTATCTTTATGTTTTCGTGGTTTTACCTTTCCCCCTTCCTTTTGGGGAGGGACGGGGTGGGGTGCTATACAGATAGACTGAAATTCTGGGAAAAGGTTTAGCCATGTAGTGAATAATCACAGGGGAAAATTGCGATGCCGGGTCTTGACGCTTCCTTTCGCCAGGCATAACATGTAGGGGCACTCCCTTGTGGTTGCCCGAAAACACGACAAACGGGCAGGGACAAGCCACTGCCCCTACATGATTGGAGCTACGGGTACTGTACAAGGCGGCATGCGCATAGAGGGCACCAATATGGAAGTAGAAGGGGGCGAATTTGTTGTCAATCGAGTCTCAACAGACAAAAATCTGGGATTGGTCAAATACATCAATGAACAACGGCGTGAGCTAACCCCAAATGACCTGAATACCTTTTTCTCCCGCTCATCTCAGGGGCTTGAACCATCTTTTAAACGTATGTTTGCCGATGGTGGACAATTGCCTGCTGTTGAGCCTGTAACTAATATCGACAACGATAGTTTAATTGCGGCTATCCAAGCTATAAAAATAGAATCTAAAGTAGCTGTTACTGATATTCACAAAGTACAAGATAGTATGGTTAGTGTAAGTGGCTGGTCAGGAGTATAAAAATAGGAAGGGGGCAATTTTCGCCCCCTACTAATTCAGTACTTTACATATACTTCCCCTTTATATAAATCTCCATATTCAGAGGAAAATTTTAAGTCGTATAATTCTACATTTCCTGCATATACACTTCCTGCATACACATCTCCATATACAGAGGAAAATTTTAAGTCATATAATTTTACACTTCCTGCATATACACTTCCTGCATACACATCTCCATATACAGAGGAAAATTTTAAGTCATATAATTTTACACTTCCTGCATATACACTTCCTGCGTACACATCTCCATATACAGAAGAAAATTTTAAGTCATATAATTTTACATTTCCAGCATATACACTTCCTTTATATAAATCTCCATATACAGAGGAAAATTTTAAATCATATAATTTATCCTTCTCCCCTCTCACATACTCCCCCTCCACATTAAACACAATATCCCCATCTGTAGCCGCCCCCGCACGAATATAGTTACCGTCGATATTAAAGACCACATCCCCTGTTTTGTCTTTTCCGGCGCACACCAGCTTATCATCCATATTGAATACGATGTCGCCATCGGTAGCCGCCCCCGCACGTATATACTCCCCGTGGATATTAAAGACCGCGTCGCCCGACTTGTCCTTTCCTGCGCGTATCAGGTTGCCATCCAGATTGAAGACGATATTCTCCTTCACCACAGGCGGTTCGGGGTCTACTGGTTTCTCCGGTTCAGGCTCAGGCGTTACATACGGGTCGTCCTTGTCGCAGGCTGTAAGTGAGAGGCACAGCAGCAATATAAGGCTACCCAGCAGCCCTCTCAGTCCCCCCAAGGGGGACTGAGAGAGTGTGTATTGATTTGTAATCTTTTTCATATTTTTATCTTTATGTTTTCGTGGTTTTACCTTTCCCCCTCCCTTTTGGGGAGGGACGGGGTGCTATAAAGATAGACTGAAATTCTGGGAAAAGGTTTAGCCATGTAGTGAATAATCACAGGGGAAAATTGCGATGCCGGGTCTTGACACTTCCTTTCGCCAGCATAACATGTAGGGGCAATCCCTTGTGGTTGCCCGAAAACACGACAAACGGGCAGGGACAAGCCACTGCCCCTACATTGGCGCAAAACGATTGTAGCCCCGTGCTGTCGCGCGAAACAATCGTACGGCAGCAGAGGACAAATATATGTGATGTTAGTCAGCGTATTGGCTTTGTGGCGCCTATATTTATAAGAGCTGTGCCTTCCTTCTCTATGTAGTATTTAGAGAGTATCAATATCGCTCCCTCCTTACCATGCCAAGACAATCTTTCAGAATCTACCTTTAGGGTGTTATCGTACCCGATAGACTTATACGACCATTCTCCATAAAGATTGTTGAAAACATGCGTCAATTCGTCAAATGCCGTGGCAATCGTCTCTTTCTTGTCTGTGAGGCTACCGAATGTAATAAAATAGAGTTCTTCCTTCTGAAAAGTAAAAGTAAAGTTATTAAATCTATATCCGGCAAAATCTAAGTTCGTAGCCTGTATAACGTTTTCTGTATGCGTGAAAATCTTTGTATCCTCAGTGGCGCTATAATTTACCAGATGTTCGTGTACCTCTTTCCATGTAGACCCAAACCGGAAATCTCCCAGTCCGTCAATCGATATCTCTTTATCGTCGCCCTGCGCAAAAGAGGTCGAAAAACAACAGACAGCAAAGAGTAGTAATGTGAAATATTTCATAAAGTTGGCGGTTAATTTGCCTAAAGATAGATGAATATTTCATACAAAAGCTTATTCCGGCAGAGAATAATCCCCTGCTACTCTTTATCAGGATTTGAAATCCGGCTATTGTATGCAGATTATAAATACTGAAGGACAGAAGGGCTGAAAGCCCGTATCAATTCAGCCCAATGGCAAGCGAAGCGGCGCCTTGGGTGCAAGTGTAACCAAAGGATGAAGCGCGCTGAAAGCGCAGGTTAAAATCAAATAAACAAGGTTCGATTGTTACTCCCCCTTATACTCCAAAAAATAAAGTAACGAGGCAGGCAATAAGACGGGTAACAAGGTAAGCAACAAAGAGAATAACAGTACTGGCAACAACAGGAACATTATATACTAAACTAAAAACAAAAAGAAAAAGTCCGTCCGGCCTTTCTTCTTATCCCTCCCTACTGTAAAAAATATTTTCTTTTGTTATTTACTTGTACGCTAGCTTTTTACCTTCTGTTAGTGAAATTTATTACTCAAAAAATGTATTTTTTTTTTGCAAAATTATCTCTTTATACAGCGACAGTTGACAGCGGGCAATTAGCCTTTAGTTCCCTATTCATAACTTATAATTCATAACTCACAACATGAATACACCCATTTACGATTGCATGATTGACGAAAACGCAGATGACCTCACCGGCATCTATGCCATTTCGTTTGTAGACTTCCCCGCCAACGAGGTAGATTTTGTAACACTCGGCAAGCAACAAGAAGTACATCTGAACCGTGACACCAAAAAGCAGGTACTGACCGGCGTCGTACTCAAGCCCGGACAGCTTATCTACCGCCACTCGGCCGAAGTGGGCGAGCACTACATCCGCTTTTCGGAGACACAGGTTGAGAAAATCGCCCGTAAGATGATGAAGACAGGCATCGCCCTGCAAAACACCACACATCAGCACCAATCGCCCCTGTCGGGCAATTACCTTACCGAACTGTGGATTATAGAAGACCCCGCCAACGACAAGTCGGCGGCACTCGGCTTCAGCCATCTGCCCAAAGGCACCCTCATGTGCAGTTACAAGATAGAAGACCGTAACTACTGGGAGCAGGAAGTGATGAGCGGACATGTCAGGGGGTTCTCCCTCGAAGGCTTTTTCACTCACGAAATTTCCCTATCCCGCATAAATAACAAAAATATGAACGACAAAAAGAAAAAAGTAAAACAATCATTGCTGGGACGCATCGCCAACATGCTGCTCGACATCGAAGCAGTCGAAAAAGCCGATGCTACAGCCAGCGGCACGGCCTATGTGGTCTTTGTGCTTGCCGACGGCAAAGAAGCTTGTGTAGATGCCGATGGTTTTGTGACGCTCGACGGCGAACAGATGCCCGCGGGCGAGCACGCCCTGTCGAACGGAAACCTGCTGGTAGTAGACGAAAACGGACAATTCGTGGAAACCCGTCAGGCATCCGGCAACAAGACAAACCCCGAAGAAACCACCGCGCCCGAAACATTGCGCCGCAAAAGTGCAGGACAAAAACTATCCGGTTTCGACCCGAAAACAACCGAAGCCCTCAAAGCCAAGATTGCCGAAATGCAATCGGCCATCGAGCAGCTGTCCAAAGCCCTCGAAGAAGCCAATGGGATGCTCAAAGACACCAAGACGCAGGTAGAAGAAATGCGCCGCCATACACCCTCGGCATACCCCGCCATCCAGCTGTCGGGCAACCACATGGCTTCATCCCAAATGACTACCGCCGAACGTATGGCAGTAGCATTGAATCAAACTATTAACAGAAGAAAATAATAAATCAATTAGCAAATTCGAAAATTAGCAAATTGATGTAAAACAACCAAAAATCATTTGCTAATATGCTAATTAATTAATATTCAAATTAAAAAAAACTATGGCAAATTTTTACGACATCTCATCACTGACTTATCAGCCGTCATCCAATATGGATTGGTTTACAAAAGCCATCTTTGGAGGAAAACTGATCGAAAAAGGAAAAATCACACCTGTGATCGGCGTGAAAGAATCCACTCTGCTCAACCTGATCGACCTCGAAGGCAATATCCTGCAGGCAGACGTGGCAGGATGCGGATGGACTCCGCAGCAGATGGCAAAACTCAGCGAAAAGGAACTGAAGGTGAAAACCTACAAAATCAGCCTCGAACAATGTATCGACGACCTCGAACGCAAACGCACCGTATGGATGCTAAGCCCTGGCGCACGCAATCAGGAATTGCCTGCTTCACTCGAAGACGCTACCATGACCATGCTGGCTTCGGAACTGAGCAGCGAGATAGAAACTAAGATTTTCAAAGGAGACAGCTCCGCTAATGCCAACGATTTTGACGGAGTGGTCAAAGTTCTTACCGACAGCGCCACAGCCAACAAAATAACCGGAGTATCCCTGTCTAAAGACAATATACTGGGCGAAATAGAAAAAGTATTCGCACGCGTTCCCGAAGATGTACTGGTACCCGGTATGGAAAACGGCACGCTCAATATCTACGTTTCTTATCAGGCTTACGTGAAAGTGAAAATGGCACTTGGAGGCATCTGGGGCGAAGGCGTGGTTGTAAGCCCCAACTTCACGGTAGAAGGCGATGTAGTGCGCTACATGGGCGTAGAAATCGTCCCCGTGAAAGGACTTGACGACAACGACATGGTAGCCGCCGATGCCAAAAACTTCCTTATCGGCACCGACCTCGTGCGCGACCTTGAAGAAATCCGCCTCGGACAAAAAGCTGCTCCTCAAGACAATATCATCTTTATTGACGGGCGTCTGCGCCTGGGCTTCGCTATCCCATTCGAAGACGAAGTCGTGTTTTACAGTCCGAATAATTAATTAGCCAATTAGCAGATTCGGAAATTAGCCAATGTGAAGATTAATGGAGAGTAAAAGAATCTTTATGCTTTGTATCCATTTGTTAATATGCTAATTTTTAGTTCTTAATTTTTAATTTTTTTATTATGTCTTGCAAATTAACATCCAATATTACAAAAAAAACGTGTGCATACACAGTAGCAGGTATCAGATCTATTTACCTGATCAACCACGATTCGGCTAACGACTATGATTTCTCTGCCGACGGCGAAATAGAAAGCATCTCGCTAGCCGACAGCGCAAAGGCTTACAAGGTAGACTTCGTAGACAACACAGCCTCTTTCTCTGACGAACTGGCACAGAACGGCAATGGCGGCAAATACCGCACACACACCGTAAACTTTACCCTGAGCGAGTACGATTATACCATCCTGAATCAGGGCGACGCGCTCAGCCTTGGCAAGTTCACGGCAGTAGTAGTAGACAAGAGCGGCCGTTCGGTAGTACTTGGGCGCATCAACGGGTTGAACTCCACGGCGTTCAACTACGCCTCGGGTGCTGCCGAAGCCGATGCCAACGGCTGGACGGTAACCATGGCCGGAACAGAAATGGAAATCGGGCGCCTGCTCAAGCACGAGAGCGTTATCACTGCCATTGTAGACAATACGGTAGTAACACCCTAAAGCTCCCTCAATCCCCCTAGGGAGACTTAAAAATGAGTTATAAATTTTAAAAAAAGACCCTCTTTGTAATCCCTCCGGAGGGGGATTAGGTGGGCTCGAACTACATCATGAGTTGCAAATTAATACAAAATATTAAGCACACATGCGGATACAATCCGGGAGGTATAGCCGAAATTTATCTTTTGGATATAGGGGATTTTATCGCCTATTATTTCAAAGACGATTCGCTGTACACCTCCTGTTTTGTAGACCGCATACTCAAAGATGACGATATTCCCTATACTGTCCTGTCTCAAGTTAGTGAAAGCAATTTTACCGAAACCAGCGACTCGGGCCTGTACAAGCAGCAGCTTACGACCTTTGTAGGCACGTTGCAGTCGGCCAAGACTTCGCAATTGCTACTTGCCGCCACCAACAGGTATCTGGTCGCTTTCCGCAATATGCAGGGCAATGTCTACGCGTTCGGTTCCGATGGCGGGGCTACGTTGACGTTTACACAGGCTTCGGGGCAAGTGGGCGAAACTGCCGGATATGCGGTTACTCTGGCTAAAGATTCTATATATCCCCTGTTTGAAGTAGACGCTGCCAAGTTCAACAAGACATTGGTTCTGGGTACGGAAGATAAGCGGATCGTGCTGACCGAAAACAGGAAATATGCAATATTAATATAACATCCTCAATAAGGAGGGTGAAAAGAATTTTTATTAATCAATGAAACAAATCCTCGTTTCCGTCTCCTCCCCTTTTGGGCGAGGCGGGAGGGGGTGTTAAAATTATGGCAGAAAATAACAAAATAGTTCCTTTACCTCTGTCGGAGCTTCCCGAGATAGCCGAACCCAATGGTTTTTGGATATTCGGATCGAAGACGGAGAGCAATGGGTCACTTACTTCGGGCAAATATCTGTTCGAAAATCTGGCGGAATATGCCAAGCGGTTACAACTCGAACGCCGTCTGGCCATCAACCTGGGGCTAGCCTCTCCTTACGAAATGTTTATAGGGGAAGCAATGACAATATATAGGGTGGAGGCCTATAATGTGTCCACCGTGAAGATAAACAACACAGTGGTGGCGTTGGATAAAACCATATCGGTAAAGATACCGGCCAAGTCGCTAGTCAGGTTCAGTGTCGAAGGCGGCACTACAGACCCTACAAAATATCTGTTTATTTACGCTAAAGCTACATTACCATGATATACGAAGTAAAGAAAGACGGTGCCGTGTTTGAGATCGACGACACGGTATTATTCACCGACCAGCCGGCACAATTCCGGAAAGTATTTAATGAAAGCCTTGATGAGAATAATATGGCGGTATTTGACAACGCTACATTGATCCTTACAAGCTTTGGCAGGGTATTAATCAATTCAATAGACGAATAATATGGGAAAATATAATTGGAAAGATAATTATGGGAGCCAGTTTGATGAGAATGTACATAAAGTACTATGGGCGTCTGTTTTAGGTAATAAAGATGTTACGATAACGAATTCTACAAGGGGAAATCCTACCTGTTCCTTAGGTAATAACTATATGTATAACCCAAACGGCAATAACCTCGTCCGCATAGTAATCTCAAGCGGTACACATACCGGAAACTATAACAGTAGCAACGGCAAATCCTATATATGCGGACAGGGAATGGGTAATACAATATGGAAAAAGTCATTGTCTGTTACGTATCCTAATAACATATATTTTTATGATATGACATTGGATTATACAGGCAATGCGACTTTAGCATGTAATGCATCTGGGTGTGAAGTGAAATCAGTAGCGGAAAACATTTATAACAGTTTCTATAAATGTAAGCTAAGAGTGGCGTTATCGCTAGGAAGCACCGTATCAAATATATCAATCGTGGGGATAACTATTGCTGCGAATAGATATTCGGCCAATGATATATTATACGACAATTGTAATATAGCTATCACATCGCAAACAGACGTAAACCTATCCACAACCCGTTATGCCGCCTTTAATAACTGTAAATTCAAGATAGGAAGCGAAAGCGGCTATACCGCTTTGTCCGGCACTACACCGGATGAGTTAAGGGCTTCGTTTGTTTCACGTTGTGAAGCGCAAAGATATGTGGTTAACCCTGTTACAGAGTTTGACTACACAGCCGTTAAGGGCGGACGTTGGATATTTTCTAATAATTCTTGTATCGACGGCTTAGTGCTCAAAGGCTCGGAGATACACCAGTATGAAATACCACGCCTTAGAGCTTTTGGCTATAAGACGGAACGGAACGATAGGATAAATATCACGACCGACAAAACAAAAGCAGGCAGCTTTTATCAGGACATAGCGGATAGTAAGCTAAATATAACGAATAACTCGATTCAGTTTAAGCCATCGGTTGATATTTCAACAAAGATAGACACATACGCCCAATCAAACATTATCTGGCTGGGAGGAAAGTATCAGTTGAACCTGATTGACATTATCCATAATTTCCCGAAAGAATACGGTGTTTTTCTGGACAGTACGCCTACCTTGTCAAACACACCAACGACTGCAATCGAAGAGGGTAAAACTTACTATGTAAGGTCATCCAATGCCAATGAGGCAACCGTAACGTATAACGGCGTGGCTTATAGTTCCGCATTGGTTTATTCGAATAATGTATTTATCGGAGTTGCCAATAAAACAACATTTGTCGGTTCTGCAAACGCACTTGTCTATGAAGTGTTCGACAATAAGGCATTACACCAGACTATACAGATGCGCATCGTAAATAAGATACCAAGCGGCAACATTTCAGCCGGCACGGCGCTTGCGGATGCTACATGGTACTTAGTGGAGCACGATACCGACCAAAGCAATAGGACAGACTATGTGACCTATGGTGGCAGCAAATATTATGCCGGCAGTTCATTCCTTGCCAGTGGGACAGGTACATTTGCCAAATACGGGAATATACATGTGCGCCGTTGCTGGAAAGACGCTTTTAATTATAGTACCGAAACAACGGATAAATCTTTTTGGTCTTCGGAACAAAAGCCGCAATGGTTTGACGTGTTACCAAACGACCTGCGTTGCCTGATGAAATACAATAACGGACTACAAGCCGAGATGCAGGCAGATAACGCGACTTACATAGCGTCAGGGCATCCTGATTTTTATAACAGTATTTTAGGAATGAGCGGTACAAGCCGCCCCGCTTATCCGATCAAAGGTACATATATGCAGCTGAGATTGAAAATAAATACTCAAAACCCAATGTAAAAACAGTTGACGAGTTGACAAGAAACAAGGTGTACGTTTTTTATTTGTTTACTTGTCTGCTTGTCAACTCGTTTCTAATTTTTAAATTAATATTATGGCAGATTTTGATAACGGACTACCCCCTGCGGGTACAACCTCGGACGCGAAGGCTAGCAGCGTTAGCTATGGTAAAGTGGATGTAAAAGCAGATAAATCGCTACAAGCCGAATCCGTGACACTTGACAAAACGGATTATAAAGAAATAGAAGCAAGGCAGATAAAGGCTGTTACCCTTGATAAAACGGCTACCGGACTAAACTATGGTACATTCTTATAGCTAATAATTGATTAACGATGACATACACAGATAGCTTTTTAATAGGGCTGCTCGATTTTTTTATTTGGGCAAAGTGGTTTATGATACTCGCTTTTGCTCTTACCATGGCAGACCTGAAATTCGGTATAGCAGCTTCAAAATACAGGAGAGAGGAAGTGAAAAAATCGAGAGCTGTCAGACGCACCCTTGATAAGATATGCAGTTATGTCCTTTGGATTGTTGTCGCCTATACATTCGGTCAGGCTTTCGGGCTTCCCTTTGGCATTGAGTTGCTCCCCATGCTAATACTATTAGTCATTTACGGCGTTGAGCTGGAGAGCATCTATGTGAACTACTTCGCATCTAAAGGCCGGAATGTGAAAGTAAGCATACTGAAATACTTTGGCCGGAAAGTAGACATAATAGAGATTGACGACCAAAAGGAAAGCGAGGCTAAAGATGGCGAAGGTTGAACAGTTAGTACCATTTATATTAAAGTGGGAAGGAGGCTATGTGAACGACCCCGACGACCTTGGCGGAGCCACTAACAAAGGCATCACCATAGCCACCTACAGGTATTACCGCAGGCTGAAAGGATATAAGAAAACCACCGTAAGCGACCTGAAGAATATCTCCCATGACGAATGGACAGACGTGCTGAAAACCCTCTACTGGGACAAGTGGCGCGCCGATGACATACTCAGCCAACCGATAGCCAATATACTTACCGACTGGGTATGGGCATCGGGAGGGTACGGTATAAAGCTGCCGCAGAAGCTGCTGGGCGTAAAGGCAGACGGCATCGTAGGGCCTGTGACTCTGGGCGCTGTAAATGCTTATGACGATTGCCGCGAGCTTTTCGGTAAGATAAGGCAGGAGCGTATTGCCTTTGTAGAACGGATAGTGGCCAGCCGTCCGGCCAACAAAAAATTCAGGAGAGGCTGGCTCAACAGGATTAACGATTTAAAATTCGATGAATGATGATAAGACTTTTTTTGCGGAGCACCGCGGGCATATTTGCCTGCCTGCTCATCGGCACATTCATTTCGTGTAAGACTAATACCGTATACGTGCCTGTGGAGACTATCCGTATAGAATACCGGGACAAGCTACTGCGCGACTCGGTGCGCCTCTACGATTCCGTCTTTGTTATGCTGGGAGGTGATACCGTCCGCATCGAAAAGTACAAATACCTGTATCGCGACCGTCTGGTAAGGGATTCCATATTCAGGACAGACACCATCTCCGTGCCCTACCCCGTGGTAGAGGTGCAGCAGGTGAACCGCCTGACGTCTTTCCAGTCGTTTCAGGTATGGTGCGGGCGTATCCTGCTGATGCTGATACTGATTTGTCTGGCGTACCGTTGGTTGAGGAAAAAATGATTGAAAATACAATTTACAGAAAAGGGGCTGCCGCAAAAGTCGGGCAAGCCCCTTTTTATCCTGCCTTCCGGGCAGCAGCACGCTATAGCAGATGCTATTGAGGATTCACACCAGGCACATCTTCCCTTACATCATATTCGACACCCGTTGTATAATATTGAACATCTGCCGTATATCGTTGAAGCTCAGTTCGAAGTCGGAGTATTCGGGCGAAGGGTTGAGCGAATGGCAGGTAATAGTTCCCCTTTCCATGTCCTGAGCTGTGATCTGCTTGCAAAGGATGGTATTGTCCAGCACGATGACCCAGTTGGGGTATTCGTTGGTGTGCAACTTGTCTTTCCAGTGTTCGGCGCTGAGTTCGCGTCCCAGTACGATGTCGCCGTTGCCGAGGCTCTTGCGCGTGTCGTCGTCCATACTGTCCCCCTTTATCTCAAAGGCCATATAGCAGCCGTGCCCTATCTGGTCTACGATGAAGTTGTACTCGTCGAGCGGTTCGCTAAAGTCCGCGTCGCGGTATTCGTCTATATATTTGGCATACGCCTTTACCGGCACAAAGGGAACGCGCATCAGGTACTTGCCGTTGGCTAGCTTGAAGTATTTCACTCCCGCTTTGGTTATCAGGTAAGGCTCGTCTTTGCCCGCATCGGCCTTCATCATCGGGCCTTCTTCGCTCAGCAACCAGCTGGAGCTTATCTGTGGCAGGCGCGCCAGTATCTTCTCTATCACTTCCAGCCCTATCTTGCGGTTGCCACTTATCCAGTTGCTGGTGGTATTCGGTTTTTCGTCGATAGCTTTCGCAAAATCAAGATTCGAACCCTTAAACAAATCTTCCCTTATCTTCCGTATTCTCTCATAAATTTCCATAATTCACTCATTTGTGTATTTGTTTATATTCGTTTTTGTGACTTTTACTGCTCTTTATCGCTTGTTTACGCACTTTACTTTCTGCTGTGAGAAAAAGATTTGAATTGTTTTATAGAAAATTCTTCATTACATCCCTTTTCAATACAAGGTTAACGTTAACTAACTAAAATATTCACATATGCGTGTATTGTATATTCACAAAAATGTGTATATTTGTATTGTGAGCGTAATTAATTACCAAATAAAAGAAAATAAATACAAACTGACAATTAAAATAGAATAAAAATGGGAGCACTCAAAATTGACTGCTATTGCAATGAAAAGCAAATGGCTGGCTTGGTCAAGGCGGTAACAAGCCATTTGTATGATTCCGACAGGTCGGAGATAGCCGACTTCGATGATGTGATAAACAATGTGCGGGTGTGTGTAGCCTTCGATACATACATGGATATGGTACAGCTCAAAACCTCGGAAGTGCTTGACAACGATTGGGATTTACTCTATGAAGACTCAGCTGTGCTTACCTCACGCCTGCGCACCGTTGTGAATAATTACAACCGCAGTGAACGCGAAGCGTGTGAACAATCGCAGGCTATACGATACGACAAGTACACGAGTTAAGCTCTCCAACTTCCCCAAAAGGGGAGGCTTAGAGCAAGCTATAAGGAATTATTAACTAATACTCTCTTTGTAGTCCCCCTATGGGGGATTAGGAGGCAATTCTTAATTAAAAAAACATGCTGTTATTCAATACAAAAAAAAGCAATAAAGGGAAAAAATATTTCAGTAAGAAACGCGATCTGTCGGATGCCGTATTTGCCGAAAAGGCGGAGGCCTTCAACAGCTGGTTTGCCGAAAATAACCGCAAGCTGGTACAGTACCTCAAGGTGCGCCGTGCCTACGACTGCGATGTGTTTAACGACTGCTACCTGAAGGTGTACGAGAATATTCTTTTTTCGGGCAACAAGGTGGAGAATTACATGCATTACTTCATCCGCTCATACTATACCAATATGATGGCGGACGGCATAAAGCAAAACCGCTACTGCGAGCTGAAACCTCACTACGACCAGTCGGACACTGACGCGGTTTCCAGCCTCGAAATTGAGCTGGAGCAGCAACGGCTCGAATCGGATATAATGGCTTATGTGTATGAAAACTACGATATTTGCGACTTTGAGCTTTTCAAGATGTACGTTACTCTCAAGCCCGCGATCAACTATTATTCGCTTGCCGAAATCACAGGGCTAAAAGCGCATAATATACAGCGCACCATCTGCCGTATCAAGAAAGGGGTAATGAAGAATAAGGATTTTTCGCGCCGCCGAAGGGAATTGGCGTAG